AATTAAAATTCGGTTTTGATACCGATAACTTAACTGCTTACGTTGACCAAACAAATCTTGAGTTATTCACTAAGGCGGTCTTCAGTAATGCGACTTCACAATACTTGAGCGGACAAGTTCAATCAGGCATCAAGTTCAAAGAGCAAATAAACTACATGGATGTAGATGTTACTCTTAGAGCAAAAGAGGGTTGTGGATTAACTTCATCAGGCGAAGTAATCTTTGACAAAAAAGAAATCCAAGTTTACCCGTTCTATGACCAAAAAACATTCTGTCCTTCTGATTTAGAAACTTTCTACACTCAACAATTTTTACCACAAGGTTCTACTTACGAAAACATGCCGATTGAGGCTGCGTTCGCTGAGTACTATACTGCAAAGGTAGCAGCAGCAGTTGAGGTGTTATTGTGGCAAGGTGTTACAGGTGGTGCAAGTGGTGTAATTGGTTTTAATCAAATCATAGATGCAACATCAGGAGTAATCAATGGTAACCCTACTTCAATCTCAACAGGTACAGGTATTACTACAGGAAACGTAATTGGAATATTCAATGGTATGGTAACTTTAATACCTAACGCTTTAGCAGGTCAAACTGACTTAGAGTTTGTTTGTGGATGGGATACTTTTAGAAAATTGTTACAAGCGTATTTCACTCTAAACAATTTCCACTATGGTGCAACAGAAGAAGCAAGTCCTTATGCGACAGGTTCAATCATAATCCCAAGTTTTGGATTAAGAGTAACTGCTTTACATGGTTTAACAGGTACAAACAGAATACACTTAACTCGTAAATCAAACTATGTAATTGGAACAGATGCACCTAACGAATATGAGTCTTTAGACGTATTCTACGAAAGAAAAGATAATACTATCATTGCTCGTTTGATTGCTAAATTAGGAACTCAAATACGTTTCGGTGATGAGTTAGTTACCTTTAAATTAGTTTAACCTTTTAATTTTATAACTTATGAGTTGTATATTAAGCACAGGATTTAGTTTGGATTGCCGCTCTTCTAAGGGTGGCATATCCAAAATCTACTTAGCAGAGTTAAGCGGTATCGGAACACCTGCAGTTTCATCAGGCATTGCTACTATCACTATGGTAGGTGGCAAAAAGTTTTACGCCTATGAAGTACCAATGGGTGGCGGTTCTGCAACATCAGTGCCAAGTGGAGATAGAGCAGTAGGAGGAAGATTTTACGCTCAGAACATCACAATGAATTTACCAAAGTACGATATTACCAAAAGAAACGAAATGATGGCTTTAGCTGCTCAGACAGTTGCTGCTATTGTTTTGGATGAGAATGGAGAGTATTGGTTATTCGGAACTTCAAGAGGGTTACAAATTGCTGAGGGTGGTTACGCTACGGGTACGGCTGCGGCTGACATGAGTGGCTATGTAATTACCTTAACAGGCGAAGAAAAACTTGATGTTCTTAAAATTGAGTCATCAGCTATTGCTGCATTGATAGCATAAAGTGTTGTTTTCATAAATGGGGAGGGGGTGTTGAGAGATTGACACCCCTTTTTTTAAACAAATGATATTATTACAAGAAAATACCGCCAACATAGTAGTGCTTACGCTGACTGAAAAGACAACGATAAATGCACCTACTTATTTATTTAGGTTTGTCAACAAGCAGACCAATGTAGAATATGTATGTATCCAATCAGATACAAGTACATATAAAACAAGATACAACAAGTTTACCATAACTACACAATCAACTACACCCAATCCACTTTTAGGTCAACTAAAATTAAGTTTGGGAGATGAATATGAATATTACATCTATGCTCAGGTATCAACTACTAATTTAGACTATACATTGTCTAATGAAATAGTAGAAACAGGGATAATGAGATACGATAAAATTTTAACCGATAGAATAATTTTTACAAATGGAACAACAACCCGAAAAGTCTTTGGAGCGTAAATATGCGTTTTCAAGTGTGCCGATGTATGAGCATAAAACCCCTGAGTTTATTGAAAACAATGGCGAACAATTTATCATCAATGGTACTAATAATGAATACCCTGATTATTTAACTTACTTATATAATAGATGTGGTTTGCACCATGCTATTGTAAACGGAAAAGTAAGGTTTATTAATGGGCAAGGGTGGACAATTAAGAACGGATTTGAGAGTGCTGAGTTAAGACAACTATTAGCTAACCCAAACCCTAACGACTCCTTTGATGAATTAATGAGAAAGGCAATAATAGACTCTAAAATATTTGGGGGTTATTATTTAAAGTTGCTTTTTGTAGGTGGTAAATTAATGAGTGTTTTTCATCAACCCTACGAACAAGTAAGATTGAGTGTAAGTGGTTCGATTTATTACGTTTCAAAAGAGTGGACTAAAAACCAATCAACAAAGAAAAACTTTAAAAGTAAATTTAATCAATTACCTAAAGATGTAAAGGCAATAAAACCTTTTGACCCTAAACAAAAAGATGGGGTTCAATTAGTTTATTTTCCCGATTATAGACCTGAGTTCAGAGGTTATCCACTACCCGAATATCATGCAAGTATAGTTGATATTGAAACCGATATTGAGGTTTCAAACTTTCACTTAGTAAATGTTAAGACGGGATTTAGTGCAGGGGCAATGATTACCTTAATGGGTGGTGTGCCAAGTCCTGCCGAACAAGACGAAATAGAAAGAAAATTTTATGACAAGTTCTGTAATACCGATAACGCAGGACAAATCATGATACAATTTGCAGACTTAAATACAGAAGCACCTAAGATTGAAAGTATTAAACCAACTGACTTAGATAAACAATTTGAACAACTTAAACAAGATGTTCAAGATAGAATAATCAGAGGGCATGAGGTTATTAACGGAATGCTTTTTGGGATTAAAACTGAGGGTCAATTAGGCGGTAGAAGTGAGATTGATTTAGCTTGGCAAATGTTAAACTTAAACTACATTGAACCTAACCAACAACGCTACGAAAAAGAAATAAATTGGGTACTTAAAGAATGTGGATTAAGTCCCGTTTTAAGAATAGAACCATTAAAAGGTTTAGGTATTGAAATAACCGATGCAATGTTAATGGCATCTTTAACTCGTGATGAAATAAGAAACTTAATAGAGGGACAATTTAATATAGGATTATTTAAAGTGCAAAAGAAAACAAGTGAAAGCGCAGCGGAAGTTACTGAGGCAATTAACTCATTAAGTCCATTAGTAGCTAACAAGGTTATTGCATCAATGACTGCAAATGAGATTAGAGCATTAGTAGGTTTACCACCCGAACAAGGAGGCGAACAATTAGCACCCGAAGTAGCAACACCTCCAACTGAGGCATTTAAAAAAAAATCCTTAGATGCTAACATGGACTCAATTATTTTATCTAAATTTGCAATGATAGGATTGAGTGCAGATAAGTTTGAATTTGCGAGTGATGAAGATGCACTTTTAAAATATATCATTGATAAAAATTTGAAAAAGTTGGACATTAACAGAGCTAAAAAAGATTTGGATTTTGATGTTGAAAAAGCATTGCAAAAATTAATTGAAAAGAACTTAGTTGGTGGAACATTAGGCGGTTCACAAACTGCACCAAATTTTGATATTAAAGAAGTTGTAGAACCTGAAACCTTGATAGAGTTTGAAACTAAGTGGAAATATGCAGGACCTCAAGACTCAAAGAATAGAAGTTTTTGCGCTGAGATGTTAAAGTTAAATAAGATTTATTCTCGTGAGGAAATAGACAACTTAAATAACGACATGAAAGAATACAATACTGATGTTTGGAAATATAAAGGAGGTTGGTATCACAATCCTGAGTTTGACCAAAATTTTCCACAATGTCGCCATTGGTTCGCCCAAGTAATAGTAAGAAAAAAATAAAATGAGTTTAACACCACAATTTATAAGCATCGAAGTCATTAAAGACCAATCAGTAATCAATGAGAATGTAGATAGTAAACTATTACAACCTACATTAATAATGGTTCAAGACATCTATTTAAAGCAAGTAATAGGTAAGGACTTATACGCTGAGTTAATCACTCAGGTAAACGCTGAGAGTGTAACCGCTTTAAATACAACCTTATTAACAGACTATATCCAACCTTATTTAATCAATAAAGTTGTTAGTGAGTTGGTAATAGATGTAAACTACAAGATAAAGAATAAGGCTTTAATGGTAGGTAGTTCAGATAATGGTCAACCCTTAGACACATCGGGTATGTCAATTATTCAAACTAAGTATCGTAACATTGCAGAGAATTATAGAGTCAATTTAGTGGATTATTTGATTGACAATTCGACAGATTATCCGCTATTTAGTTGTGCTAAAAATTATAGTGAAATCCCAAATATAAATGTAAACAATGCAAGAAGAAAAAAAGGTAGATATTTATAAACTATCCGAGCAGGATTGTAAAAAGTACGGATTTAAGAAAAAGAACCTAATCAAAGTAATTGAAAGTAATGCAAAAGACAGCCAACGAAATAAAAAGTGAGTTTGAACTCTTAGCAAGTGGACATTATCAAATCCATTCTTTTCTTTATGCCCAAGAATTTGAACAACAAGCCTATGAAAATCTAATTTATCCTTTGATGCTTGTCTATCCTTTAGGCGGTAGCTTATCAGGAACAAGCTATACAAGGAATTACAGAGTAGTAATAGCGGACAGAGTGCTTAAATCAGAGGGTAATGAGTTAGAAGTAGAGAGTGATACTCAATTAATAGCATTAGATACCTTAGCTTATTGGATGAAGTTAGGCACAAACGAGCGATTTAGCATTACAAGTTCAAATACTATAACACCTTTTTGGGAGAAATGGGGCGATGAAGTAACGGGACACTTTGTAGATATAGGGATTGAGGAGTTTTACGACTTTAATTCGTGTGCTATTCCTTTAAGTTCAGCTATTCCAAGTCCAAGCAATCCATGTAAAGATGCAAGAATATTAATCAATTCAGTTGTTTATGGCAATGCACCAAGCGATACTAACTTTAACGTAGTAGTAAAAGACCAATTAGGTGCTTTAGTAGGTAGCTTAATCGGTACTGAATGGATTGTAAACACAGGTGGAAGTGGTGCAGATGCAATTTACACTATAACCAATTCAAGCGGTGCAACCTTATACACAGGTACAATCCCAAGTGGTGGAACTTTAACCCAAGCAATAAGCAATAGTACTTTAAATGTAAACAATAGCGCATCAACTTTAATAAGTAGTAGGTCAATCTTAGCACAGGGTACAAGTAGCTACAATGTTGCGGATAGTGTAGCAGTAATAAAAGATAGTGCAGGAACAACTTTAAAGAGCGAAAACATATTAGCAACTGCAAGTGAGAACATAACTATTAATGATAGTGTTGCAGTTATAAAGGACTCAGCAGGAAGTACATTAAAGAGTGAGAATATCTTAGCAGAGGCAACCGAGAATATAAGTATAAACGACTCAATAGCAATTTTAAAAGATACTGCAAATGTAACCTTAGACTCAGTAAATTTATTAGCACAACAAACGAAAAATATAACCTTAGATGATTTTAATGTAGAAGTAGAAGACCCATTGGGTAGTGTTATTTTAACGGATAGTTATTTGGCATATTCTATGAATACTCTTAACTTAACTGCCCTTTCAAATGC